CAGCACCTTCAGGATGGTTAGTATGTAATGACCAGGAAATAAGTCGTTCCACATATGCTAGACTTTTTGCTTCAATTGGGACAAGCTTTGGGGTAGGAGACGGCTCCGCTAACTTCAACGTACCTGATCTTAGAGATCGCGTCCCTCTCGGTACTGGTACTAACATGGATACTTTGGGCGCAGCTACCACAGGCATTGCAGCTTCAGCTGTGATGGCTTCAGCTTCTAAGACAGGAGTAACAACCGCAACTAACACTACAGGTTCAACTTCTGCTAGTTTAAGTGTTGGCAACGGAACATTTGCAACATCAGCGAAAGACTCCTCGCAGTCAAGCGCTGTTACATCTGTTAATGCTACAGGTCATACTCACTCAATCCCTGCATTATCAGTTGATGCTTTTACTGTCAATACAACGCTTCCTTCACAAGTGGTACAGTGGATTATTAAAACTTAAGGAGTTATAATGGCTGAAAATATTAGAGAATTAGACCAGATACAGGGCGATATTGAGACGCTTCATGAGCGTTCTCAAACTAATCGTGCTAATATCTCAGCACATGAAGCTGTTTGTGAGGAACGCTATTCACAGATTATACTAACTATGCAGGAAATGAAAGAAGAGTTAAAAACAGTTCATACCAAACTAAATGAAGTCCAAGAGTTGGCATCTCAAGGCAGAACTTCTTTAAAAACTCTTCTTTGGGTAGGTGGTGTAGTGGCGGGTATCGCCGCATTTTTAGCAACAATAATTAGTATTATTCCTAAATGAGTGATAAATTTTTTCGTCTTAATGTAGACAAGCTTCTGACTAAATTACCTGTCCCTGTTACGTTCAATGAATCTCAACAAGCTATGATTCAAGGACTCAACGAGAACAGGTTTTTTGTGCACATAGCTGCTCGTCGTACTGGTAAATCTTACGCCGCTGCAATTTTAGCCTTTGCTAAATTGTTAGAGCCAGGTCAACAAGTGATGGTTGTCGCCCCTAATTTTTCTCTTTCTTCTATTATATGGGATTATGTAACAGACTTAATAAAACAACTTGAGATTGAAGTTGACAGATTTAATCAAAAAGATAAAGTAGTTAGACTAATCAATGGTTCTGTTTTTAGACTTTTATCTGCAAACAATAGAGATTCCTTAGTTGGTCGTGCAGCAAATCTTCTAATTGTTGACGAAGCAGCCATTATTCCTAATGATGAGTATTTTACTCGTGATTTACGTCCTGCTCTTTCTACCTTTAAAGACTCTCGCTGTTTATGGATTTCTACTCCTCGTGGCAAGGGTAACTACCTTTATAACTATTATTTGCGAGGACAAGATCAAGAATATCCTGAATGGGGAGCTGATCTATTTACTTGGCGCTCAAATCCTTTATTATCTGAAAAAGATATTAAAGAGGCGCGTAAAGCTGTATCCAAGGCTTTATTTGCTCAAGAGTATGAATGTGAGTGGACTACTACTGAGTCACAAATTTTTGAAGCTTTAGACGAAGATAAACACATTGGAGAGTATGTAGGAGAACGGTTTTCAGAAGTGATTGGTGGTCTTGATGTAGGATATCGTGATGAAAACGTCTTTGTTGTAATCGGGTTTGACGGTCAATCATATTACATAATAGATGAATACGTATCTAAAGAATCAACTACTTCAGAGCTTGCCTCAGTGATTCAAGAAAAAATTGACGAATGGTCTATTGATACTATTTATATAGACTCTGCTGCACAGCAAGTGAAAGCCGACTTTGCTTATGATTATGACATCTATTGTGAGAACGCAGTCAAATCTGTGAATGACGGAATTAGTTATATTCAAGTATTGATAGAACAGGATAATTTATATTTTGACACACTTGGTGCTTCTCATACTTTTTCTGCTATGAGTTCTTATCGTTGGAACCCTAAAACTGAGACCCCTAAACCAATACATGATTGGACTTCCCACCCTTGTGACGCAGTTAGATATGCTATTTACACACATTCAAAAATGAGCAATATTTCAATTTATGCATGATATTCGTATAATTGTTCTTAATTATAAAAGACCTAAAAATGTTCATACTATTATAAATGCTTATAGAGATTATTTTCCTATTACAGTTATAAATAATAATCCTAGTGAACCTTTTCCTTACGTAGGGCAACCTGTAGATGTAATTAATAATGAAAAAAATTATTATTGCATGGAACGTTGGTTGAGATGTTTTGATTACGCAGAACAATACAAGTTAATTCTTGATGACGATATACTGCTGGATACACAATCTATTGTTAAGATGCGTAAAAAAAGACAGACTATCATCGGAATTTATGGTAAGGCAAATGTTTCCACGGCTTCACGATATGAAGATCTGCAAGACAACTGGTGCGTTAGCGCAGAAAATGATTTTTTAGTAGGATCAGCTATTATGGTACGACAAGATAAGCTAAATATAATACGCCCACAACTAGAAAAAGTTGGATATCCTCGAAGAGGAGATGATATAATAGTGAGTTATTTACTTAAAAAGCATACTAATTGCTGGATGAGAACTATCCCAGCTAAAGTTTTAAATCTACCAGAAGGAGACGTCGGATTGAACAAAGACCCAAATCATTTTTCGATGAGATGGAACGTGGTAGAAAAATTTAAAAATTTAACTTGGTAGCAGGAGTAAAATTTCGTACAATGAGTGAGTTAAAAAGATTACCAATAAAGTATATTAGAGATTTTATTAAAAAAGACTATAAACTTCGTGATCGGTGCTATGTTTGCGGCACTACAGATAATTTAGAATTACATCATTTATTTAGTGTAAGTGAATTATTTAGAAAGTGGTGTGATAAAAATAATATCAAATCTGTTGACAATCTTGATCAAATGAACGAGTATAGGATCAAGTTCTCAGAAGACTGTGTGACAGAACTTTCACACGAAAATCTATTTACATTATGTAGTAAGCATCATAAGCAATTACATAATTTATACGGGCAAACTTATTCAAACGGTCTAACTCAAAAAATTCATAGATGGTTAGACATTCAAAGGTTAAAAAATGGCGGAATATGAAGATTTAAAAGGATTTAGAAAGTGGGCGGCCGATAGGCTTAAACTGAATCCTGCACAGCCCTCAATCGCATCTTTAGAACCTTTTGCTTCTCCAGAAACCATTGTAGATTTTGAACAGGCTTACAGAGAGATAGAAGTAGTACATCGCTCTGTTGAGATGATCATCAATGCCTGTATTGAAATTCCTATGATTGTAGAAGGTCAGTCTCCTGCTAAAAAAGTAAATAAACTACTCAACATCAAGCCAAATCCTTTTGAAGATAGGGTTCGTCTTTTTAGACGAGCTTTCTTAGACTTTATTTTAGACGGTAATGCTTTCTTTTATTATGATGGCAATGATTTATATCTATTACCTGCTAATGATGTTGAAGTCGTCCCTGATGAACGTACTTTTGTTTCTCATTATAACTATTTAGTGTCTAATCAACAGTCATCAGACTTCTTTGGTTTTGGCGGACCAAAACAGACACGTAAAGCAGAATCTATACAGTTTGCGCCTTATGAGGTTATTCACGTAATGGCTGAAAACGATCAATCTATTTTCAGAGGTACTTCAAAACTCAAGCCTCTGCTTAAATTGATGGAGCTTTATCATTATATGATTAAGTTTCAGCGTCAATTCTTCAAAAATAATGCTGTCCCAGGGTTCGTATTGACAACTGACTCTATTCTGTCACAGAGAGTAAAACAAAGATTATTAGAATCTTGGAGATCTACTTATACTACTATTTTTGATGGGGCACGAAATCCTGCCATTCTTGACGGAGGTTTACGTATTGATGAGTTTTCAACAAAGTCATTTGAACAATTAGATTTTGAAAATTCGATTGAGCGTATTCAACAAGATATGGCAAAGGCTCTTGGTGTACCTTATGTTTTGTTAAAATCAGGTAACAATGCTAATATCGACGCTAACCAAAAACTATTTTACTTACATACCGTTTTGCCTATGCTAACACAGTTTGCTTCTGCGTTTATGCACTTTTTCAACAACGGTGTCACTATCAGGCCTGATCGACTTAAAGTTCCAGCACTTCAGCCAGACAATAGAACTCAGGCAGTTTATTATTCTACTCTGGTAAATACTGGAATTATTACCCCAAATGAAGCTCGTGAAGGATTAAGATTTCCAAAACTTGAGAATAATGATACTATAAGAGTACCACAAAACATCACAGGTAGCGCAACTGACGCAACCCAAGGTGGAAGACCCCCAGAAGGGGAGACACTCAACGAGAATGAGGAAGAACCAAATGAATAAAACTTTTTATCTAAATAGTTCTTTCGAGACGAAAGCCCTTAGTAAGAAGAAGAAATCTCTTAAAATTGCTGGCTACGCTAACACAACAACAAAAGATCGTGCAAACGATGTTGTAACAGCAGAGGCTTGGGCTAAAGGCGTTGATAACTATAGAAAAAATCCTGTTCTTCTCTATCAACATAAGCACGAAAACCCAATTGGTCGTGTTGAAAATATTAGAGTTGATCGTAAAGGAATCTACGTAGAAGCAGCTGTTTCCGAAGCAGCAGAGAAAAATCACGGAGTACAGACTCTTATCAAAGATGGTGCTCTTAAAAGCTTCTCAGTAGGTTTTAGAGTCAAAGATGGTAAATATAATCGTGAAGACGATTCTATGATGATCACTGACGTAGAACTTTTAGAAATTTCTGTAGTATCAGTTCCTTGTAATCAGGAATCTCTGTTTTCAATTCGTAAATCATTTGAAACAGATTCTGAATATGAGGAGTTTAAAAAGTCTCTGAAAGAAGCTAGTGACGAAGAAATTAAGATGATGCGTAAAATTAAAGCAGGAATCACCGATATGAGCGAGGGCCATTACCATACTGTGGAAATGGATGAAAACGGCAATGGTGTAACTACCTACGCATCACATATGTCGAACCATGCTCATAAAATTGTAGCTGGCGTTGTGTTAGAGGCTGAAGGCCATACACATGAAGTCACTATGATGGGTGTTCCGATTCACGATATGGAGGAGGGCGAGGTTGTTAACGAGCGTCCTATGTCTCCATCCGAGGAGGAAGCAATGGATAACTCAAAATCTGAGGAAGTTGTGGAAACCAAAGCTGAAGATTCAGAAACAGTTGAAGAGATTGTAGATGAAAAAGCAGTTGAGGAAGAAACTACAGCTGAAGAAATTGAAGTTAAAGCTGAATCTGAGGAAGTAGTACATGACGAAACAGAAAAGGACGATGATGAAGAAGAGTTAGAAATTCGTGACGCTGATGAATCAATTCCTTTCGTTAACATGCTTTCCGAAGATGTGGACGCAACTAAACTTCAACACGGTGATTTAGTTAGTTATAACGAAAAAATGTTTAAAGTAACTAAGATCGCAACAGGCCAAAGCCCAATCTATAAATTTTTAGAGGTTGACGCTAAAGGCAATGACTGTGATAATATCCTTAATGTGAACGCAGACGATATTTCACAAGTCGAAAAAATCGAAACTAAAGCAAGTGAAGAAGAAGGATCTGAAGATCAGTCTAAAGAGCTTCACATAAATTCTACAAAGGAGAAAGAAATGGCTGAACAAGTCGTTGATACACCAATCGTTCTCGACACAGGCGCATCTGAAAAGAAGGCCGCTGAAGAGATCAAAAAAGAAGCTGCTCCAGTAGCTCAAGTGTCTGAACCTCAAGTTGCCGAGCTAGTAGAAAAAACTGGTGAAGCAATTATGGCTGAAGCTGAGGCAGCAGACCAGCAAATGCTCGTAAAAGGTGATGCCCCTGAAGCATATACCCCACGCGAATCTGAGCAGGTTGCAGAAATGCAAGCTCAGATGAAGAAATACCAGGAAGAGATCGCAGCTCTGCAGCGTTCTAAGATGGCATACCAGGAACAAAGCCGCAATACACAGCAGTTCTCTGAAAAAGATCAGGCAAACGCTGTACTCGTAGCTAAGTTGCTGAACAAGCGCGACGTCTTTGATACAAAGATGGGTGCACGTATGAAAGCTGTTACAACTGTAGACCAGTTCCTTAGCAACTTCTCAAACAACATTTACACAGAGATGGAACAGCAGCTCGTTGTTGCTCCTCTGTTTAACCGCATCGCAGTGGACGCGAAAACTTTCCGCGTACCAGTTGCTGATGAAGATACAGACGGTGATGTAGCACAGTTTGCTTCAGGCACATTTGCCACAGGCATTGCTGATACATCTCGTGTTCCGACCTCAAACCAGAACACAATCGCTTCTGTAGACTTTACACCACATAAGTTTATGGCTAC